TATTCCATAAAGCCGGTGACTTCAACTCTAAGAGCTTGTCTCAAAGAGAAGATGCACTTAAATCTGGATTACTGATTCTCGAATCAGTTAATACTGGTGGTTTCCGTTGGGTCTCTGACCAGACAAGTTACACTATCGATAACAACTTTGTATTTAATAGTCTTCAGGCTGTTTACATCGCCGATCTTATGGCTCTTACATTAATTCAGCGTTTCGAGCGAGTGATTGTCGGTAAAAGTGTTGCGGATATTTCAGCCGCAGCAGCACTTGGTTTCTTGGAGTCTGAATTGTTCAACTTCAAAAGACTTAAGTGGATTACCGCTTCTGATGATGCACCAAAAGGCTACAAAAATACTTCAATTCGAATTCAGGGTGGAGTAATGAGGGTCGCAACAGAAGTGAAATTAGCAGGACTGATCTACTTTGTTCCGATCAATCTCGCTATTAGTGAAGTAACACAAGAAGCCGCGCAATAATCTTAAAAGGGGATACATAAAATGGCTAAAGCTAAGATTTTAACAGGTTCCAGAGCAAAGATAGCAATCGCCGGAAATGTTGTCGGCTTGTTTGCTAACTGCTCATGGTCAATTCGTCAGGATGAGGCACCTGCGTATATTCTGGGTCGATATAACCCAGCAGAAATCACACCAACATCTCAAGAGCCGGTAAGTATCAGTTTGACTGGATACCGAGTCGTAGATGCTGGCCCATACGCAGTAGCTAACGCAACACTTCTTAAAGATCTTCTTAACGAAGAAGATTTTGATGTAACTGTAATCGACCGTCAATCAGGTAAAACAATTTTTACCGCAGTTGGTTGTCGAGTTACTGGTTGGTCGTCTGGTGTAGCAGCTCGTGGAGTTAGCGATATTAGAATTGACGTTATAGGTCTCAAAGGTGAAGATGAATTCGGAACCGCTAATGGTGGTGATGATGATGTCGGCGCTTCCAATTTGGATGATGGCGCATAAAGTTAAAAGAAAATTAGAAAAAGGAGAGCGTGTAGGCTCTCTTTTTTTTTGTCTTTTTTTCTCCTGCTGCGAGTACCCTAATGCTATAATATATATGTCTGTAAAATAAAAATCTCACCTTTGGAGTTGTTTTGAAAATTAAGTCGAAAGAAGAATTATTCCTACCTTATGCTAACTGGAATTATGATGGTTGGTCAAACCTAGCAAAAGTAGTTTATAAGAGAACTTATGCGAGAACTCAATCTGATGGATCGCTAGAAAACTGGTTCGATACTTCTTTTAGAACTATCGATGGTAATCTAAAACTAGTAGACGAAAAGTATTTAGAAGAAAATGAACAACAAAAATGCCTAGACTTCTTCATGAGTCGTAAAATGACCACGGCGGGTCGCGGTTTATGGATGTCTGGTACTAAGGCATCAGAAGAAATGGGCGGAGCTGCACTCAATAATTGTTGGTTTCTTACAGCCGATGATTGGAATAATTACGTAATAGCACAAGATCTACTTATGTTGGGTGGCGGTGTGGGCATGAGCGTAGAGCACCGGTTTGTATCCAAACTACCTAAAGTTAAAAAAGGTGTAGAAATATACCATAAAGCAACCAAAGATGCTGACTTTATTGTACCTGACTCACGCGAAGGATGGTGTGAATTAACACGTAAAACACTTGAGGCTTTCTTTGTTACAGGTAAAGGGTTCAGCTTCTCTACCGTTTGTGTTAGGGGCGCTGGAGAGCCTATTAGTGGGTTCGGAGGTAAAGCTAGTGGCCCACTCCCTATGATTAATTTTATATCTAATGTAAGTAATATTTTAAATGCACGACAAAATAAACATATAAGGCCAACGGATGCATCCGATATACTTTGTGCTATTGCACATATGGTTGTTGCTGGTAATGTTAGAAGATCGGCATTAATGGTTTTAGGTGACCCATGGGATAAAGAGTTTTTAACTATCAAAAGATGGGATTTACACGAAGTACCGAATTATCGATATAAAGCTAATTTTAGTGTTGTAGCTGACGACTATCAAGATTTGCACCCTTTATTTTGGGACTCTTATAATGAAGGTGAACCGATAGGTATCTTTAATAGAAAGAATGCTCAGAAATTTGGTAGAATGGGCGAGAAAAAGAAAGATAACTGTATTGGGGTTAATCCTTGCGCCGAAGCTACATTAGAGGATGGGGAACCATGTAATCTATTGGAAACTTACTTGCCTAACCTTACCTCGCTAGAGGAATGGATTGAAGCGGCCAGAATGGCTACTAGGATGGCCATAAGGACTACTTGTGCTCATTATCACCACCCAAAGTCAGCTAAAGTTATAGCAAAGAATAGACGTATTGGGATAGGTATTACTGGCGTCCTTGGGTCGCCGCTATTTACTGACGAAAATATGGATATAGTATATAAAGCTGTAGATAAAGAAGCTGAATCTTATTGCGCTCAACTAGGTATCCCAAAGTGTATTAAAGTGACAGTTATTAAACCTTCTGGAACGGTCAGTAAAGTAGGTGACTGTCTGGATGGATGTCACCCGGCATATAGTCGATATCTTCTTCAAAGGGTAAGGTTTGCATCGAATGATGCACTTGTTCCTTTACTGAAAGCTGCTGGTCACAACACTGAAATGGAAACCTTTCAAGACGGATCTAAAAACCCTGATACAGTTGTAGTCGATTTCTATTTGGATCATGGCCCTGATGTACCGTGCGCTGATGATGGGTTTGATACATGGAAACAACTTGATGTATTACTTAGATTACAAAAACACTGGGCAGATCAAGCTGTGTCAATAACTGTTTATTATAAAAAAGAAGAGGTATCATTAATTAAAGACTGGGTAGCAAAAAACCTGAAAAGTATTAAAACGATAAGTTTCTTGTTACATAAAGGGCATGGATTTGTTCAAGCCCCAAAAGAACCTATCACTAAAGAACAATTCGAAGAGTTATCTGTAAAGGTTCGACCTATTAATATTGGTACAGTAGGGGTAGGTAAAGATTTAGGTGTTTCTGATTGCGAAGGCGGAGCATGTCCAGTTAAATAAAAAAAGAGGGGCGAAAGCCCCTTTTTTATTCTATACCCATTGCAATACCATCTAGGTATTTTTGTATTTCATCGTCATATATAAACTCTGCGTCAAGCTTTTCCTCACACTCTTTAATTCTTTTTATAATTTCAGCTCTAAGTATGATCATATCTTCCGGCTCACACTTAATTTGTTTAGACAGGTTTTTGATATCATGTAGCGCATTCTTAGCTACAAACAATCGTATTTCTCTTATTCTTTTAATATCGTCAGGCATAATAATATGCTCTTCGATTCTCGTTGATTTATTAGTTGATGCTATCAGTTCTGCTTGTTTTTTGATTCGGTGAAAGGAAAGGATGTTTTCTTTTCTGAAGAGTGGGTTTTGCTGCCAGATAACGTACACAGTGATCATTTATTCTCCCGGTTCCATTAACTTAAATATTAGGATTTTACCACGAACTAAGATCGATATCTTCTGTTTCTTCCACTTCTTTTGATTCTTCTATTTTCACCTCTTTTATGGTTGGGTTTATGGATATATTACCTATAATTTCTCGCATTTTTACTATTTCAGGTGCTCCATTAAGAACTGGTACAACACCAAGCACTTCAATAAAGATAAGATTAACCACACCGCTGGTACTGTTAGTATCAACTACAGGCATATCATAAAAACATAGCATAACTTGTTGCAGAGATATATCTCGTTCAATTTTAGTTATCCCGCCGCCGCGCCCTTTAGCTGATTTAAGTAATCCTTTGTGATTCAGTTTACGTACTACCCGCTCAAGGTAGAATTTAGATGTACCTATCACTGGTGCAATATCTGCAATACGCATAGGTTTGTCGCCTATTATATTAAGCAGGTCTATTGCTAATTGCACATCTTTTATAAATTTAATCATTTAAAAACCGTTAAAGGTTGCTTTTTCGATCATCTCGTAGAACTCAGAAGTTCCTATAGGCATAAAGATAATATTACCAGTGTCTAACCCTTGTGTTGCTATAGCTATTGCTGTATTGATATTGCTTTTACTTCTCGCCCTATCAAAGAATGGCGACACCATTACTAATTTGTAATGGTCGTTACCTGTATTGATTAATGAATAATAATCAAGATTAAATGCTTTTTTAAGTACAAACTCTAGTACCTGCAATGGATGTTTCATTTCTTGCCCTTATAAAGTTTATCGATAACTGTTTGCATTTTCTTTCTCCCGACTGGATTAGAAGTAACTAATTCTATTTTCTTAGGTAGGCGTTCAGGGTATTGCTCTAACCAGCACATTATATCATAGCCGGTTTTTTCTTTTCCGTGTTCATCGTATGATGCCAGATCGTGATCAAGTAACAAAAGATCCCAATGGGCTGTAGATAGCATGATAATACCGCTTTGATAGTTTCGTGCAATAATATCTGGATTACCAACATCTCTTACATCATCTATTAATAAAGTTTTCATTACACTGAAACCTTTGCTTTGATTGCCGGATGGTAATCATAGTTACTTAATGTGATATCAGAATACCTAAAATCGTCAATATCTTTAATCAAAGGATTAAGGGTTATCGTCGGCGGAGGTAAAAGCTCCCGGCATAGCATTGTTTCTGTTTGTGTTACATGATTAAGGTAGATATGAGCATCGCCGATAGTGTGAATAAACTCCCCAACTTTAAGTCCAGTTACATGGGCTACCATATGCGTCAATAATGCATAACTAGCGATATTAAACGGTACACCAAGAAACACATCAGCACTGCGCTGGTATAACTGGCAGCTTAGCTTGTCACCTTGCACATAAAACTGAAATAAAAGGTGACAAGGAGGTAGAGCCATTTTGTCAATATCTACTGGGTTCCAAGCTGTAACGATAATCCGTCTGCTATTAGGGTTTGTCTTGATTTGGTTGATAGCGTTTTTAATTTGATCTATTTCGACAGTAAGTGTCTTTGCTTTAAATACTGGCTCTGGATTTAAAGCAATCCAAGATCTCCACTGTTTACCGTAAACCGGGCCAAGATCGCCTTTTTCGTCTGCCCATTCATCCCATATAGAAACATCATTGTCTTTCAAGAATTTGATATTAGTATTACCAGAAAGAAACCAAAGCAATTCAATTGCGATACTTTTAAAGTGCGTTTTCTTTAAAGTAAGAAGAGGAAAGCTTTTTTGTAGATCAAAGCGCATCTGGTGCCCGAAGATACCTATAGTGCCGGTGCCGGTACGATCACCTCTAGTTTCCCCTTCATATAGAATCTTCCTGCATAGGTCGGCGTATTGTTGCATTATTCCCTCTTGTTTTTTCTGATAAAAGTAATTGAATATATATAATGATTATCGAATTTTGATTGTTTAAAAGATCTTGCAATCTCTTTTTCCAAAGACTCGGCTATACATCGTATAGCGTTAAACTTTATATGCTTAATTAAACCTTCTGGATCAGAACAATATTTAATAAATTCTGTAGAGATAATCTGCGAGGCAATAGCTGTCTCTACCCATTCATTAAGGCATTGACCTACCTTTACCTTTCTTGCGACCGGACAAGGTTCTTCTATTGCCTTGTATAAATCATCCTTAAAACTCAATTCAAATCCCCTTTAATATCATCTGATATAGATTGAACCATGGTATCAGCTCTTTTCATTACTTCTATGTAATTAGACACCTCTTTCATGGTAAGATCTAATAATTCGCTGGCTGGTATACCGTCTGCCTCACTAACTCTTTTACAGAAATCAAAAAGTATTTCTGCCGCAAAAAAGGCTACATCTTCCCCGTTACAGTTCATCATTACATAGCTAGATTCACCCTCTGGTGTTAGAGCTGCAAAGACGTAAGCCATATCATCCTTTTTAGCAGCGTCCGTTAGTTGTTCAATAGCTTTTTCGAACTTTTTACTTAACATCTATACCTCTTAATTTTATTATAGCATACTATTTACGTCTGTTGATAGAAATCACGTTTGTTATTGTTGGTTTCGGTTCTCCTATTACACGGATCGGAGGCCAATCTTCAGGGCTTCGGCTTCTTCCGGCTTCAACAGGCGCATTATACTTAGAAATATACTCTTTCATGATTATTTCAAGTGTCTGTTGGCTTATAACACTGAAACCCATGCTATGATTAATGTCATTTAATGACTGTACAGCCTTATTTATCAATTCTCTTTGTCTGTGTGAAATCATCCGAATCCTTTCCAAGTTTACTTGTATCTTATCGGCAGGAATTAAGAAAACTTTAATAAAAAATTTGGCGACCATCTCTGACCGCCAAACCACTAAAAACTAAAAAGGAGAAACATCAAAGTAAGAACCCCGTCCTACATTAATATTATAGCACAAATTATAATCAAAGACCATAGAAAAGCGGCCAACCCTATAATTTTAAGCATTTTGTGATTGTTCTTCGTCTGAAAATCCATTTATATCTCCTAAATTAAGGCGTTTTTCTTCGTTTCTTTTTTCGTTTTCCATAAAAATAAGCCAATTAAGCCCGTTTTTTAGATTTTCTATAGTCCATCTTTTATCTTCTTTGAACCTACCTAGCACCTCTATATCCCTTTCAATCCTTAATACTAAAGATCTAAGTATTTCAGAGGTTGGTGTGTCCAAGGGTAGACGTTTTTTTCTCTTTCTTCCCTTAGCCATGGTTCCTTCCCACATCTAATAACATAGTTATTTAATTCGAGTCTTTCAAATCTAGCTATACAGCCATCTTCAGACTGGCACCTTTTATGATATGTAACTAAAACTTTATAGTCTTGTTTAGACCATTTATCTAATGTATGAGATTTTATGAACGGCACCGGGCACATAAAGGAACTGATAACAAAACCAAGTGTAAGTATCATAGTTTAGTCCATTTCCAGCCAAGTAACAGCCTTTGCCAGAAACGCCACCATATATTCGGTCGTTCTGTCGGAAAAGTAAAAGTAAGATGGTCGTCATGTATCTTTAACATACTCTTCGGTTTTGTTAAAATTAGATCTAGCGGTTCCATAATCCCTCCATATATATAAATTATAGCACAGATTACTTTATATCCTAATATTTTAATATGTAGAACATGGGTTCTATGCTGTGCTATGGAGCACAACTGTTTGATATAACAGAGGAATAAACTATGTCGATAGGGTTAACTGCCGGTCTGACTGAAAGGACTTGGCCAACCATTATTATGTCGCCTATAACTGTAAATACCCATCTGGTAACGGTACCTTCCACAATCGGCATAAAAACCAAACAAATCATCACCTTATCGAAATTCGGCATAGATCCAGAAGAGTTTGAAATTAAAAGGGTTATGGACGAAACCACGTTTATAATCGGCCCTACCAATACCAATATCAAAAAAACTTCCGATGCAAGCAAGTTTACAGGCGGTTCCGCAGCTGTATATGAACAGTCACGGAATAAGCTAGGGGATGCCCCGATCCTCCGTGCAGTCTACGAGGAAGAACCTGCAATCGCTATCAGAACGATAGGGGTAAGTCATGCTGGATCAGCTTTAACGACACCACAAGGGCAATTAGACGTATATGAACCCGATGCTACATTTATTTACGGTTCAGCTCTCGAAGTAGTCAAAATTAGGGAGTATATCCCGTCAACTAAGCGTTATTCTGGAAATATCATAATAAGTACGGATGGTTATATCGTTTTAGATCGATATGACCCTTGGATGGATGTCGGTTGTAGTTTCTTGTACCTTAAGCAGCTGCTTTCCGGTGCTTTAGATCCAAATGAAGAATACGAAATAACTTCAAAAAATAATCCCGGTACA